TGTCTTGGCGGCATGTTAATGATTAGTCGTTTAATTTTCCCCTGTGCGAGGTCATTAAATTTTTTATTAATAATTTTATGATGGGACCCCTCTATAAACTCAGGCCAAACGTACTTTACAAAACTTAAAAAATTTTTTGTAATATTTGGTTTAGCTTCATCCAATGCTACGCTTCTTTCAAGTTCAACTAGTTTAGCACTTTCTTCTGGGGTCAATCCCTCTAAATTTTTTGTAATATTTTCCGTATCTTGCATATCTCAAATATGTTTTGAAAAGTTATACCTTAACCGTCTGTATTAATCAATAAAGGGTAGACTTGGGACCCCTTTTTTTATTTAAAGGGGGTGGGCCCTCCCGGTTCTCGTTCAGGGGTGGGCCCGCCCTGGTACCTCTATAGATTGCAGGGGTGGGCCCGCCCAGAATTGTGAATTTGCCCTGCGACATTATGCGTGGGATTATGTGGGATATAGTTGTTGACAACTATATGTAGCTATATGTGTTTAATGCATAGGTTATTTACTTTCTATTCTAGTTCTTGTTGCTATGACATCATAAGGTTGATAGCCATTGTCGGTGTATTGGTATCGTTGAGTATCATACTTCTCTTTAATAACTTTGATTGGAGTTTCAAGAGCATTGCGCCTCGGTGCAATGGCAACGATCGCTTGTAAATGTTCTCTAATATAATCCATTAAACAATTTTGATTACAAAAGTAATTGAACATACGATATCGCTCGTGTGTTCTGTAATTACTATCTTCTTTTATTTTAATAGTTCTTAGAACTTTATTATCGCCACTCCCTCGCACTCTTGATTGTGTTTGATTAGTATGGCAGTTCGGACCATGACACCAATTATAGTCGCTCATTTTTTTTATTCCTCTCAAAAGATTTATGTAATTTGTTTTGGTAATTGATTGCGTCATTCGTTCCCATAATACCAAGTATTGCAATCGGAATTAATCCGATTGCATAACCTATAAATAACAAAAGCCAGATTATATCTGTTTCCATTATGCCACCTCTTTCGTTAAGATTAAAGGTTTTTCTTGGCCTAATAGTAAATCCACCTCTTGAAGATAATATGTTTTTTCTTCTTGGTCGTTTAATTGTTCATAAGCAATTAACATTTTTGTTGCCTCGCTTAATGCATATGCTTTGTCTTTCATAATATTAAATCTTGGTTGTTTATCAAAATTATAAACTGATTTTTCTATTACGAAGTATTTTTTTTCTGTGTCCATAATTACCCTTCTATTGTTTGAGTTGCTTTTATTGTCATTGGATTTTTTGCCATTCGCCATTGGTTGCCTTTTTCATCTGGTTCTGCGTCATTGTCCCAATAGATAAAACATACTACTCCATTTTTAGAAATAAATGCTTTACCAGTAGTCATGAAATCAGTCGGCTTTGTCCAACTTCCATTTCTTGTAATTACTTTTTTATGTTTATTTGCGTAGTAAGTAATAACAAAGTTTTCTGGTATGTTATTAAGGTCTACTTTATTTGTCATTTTTTCCTTTCTGTTAGATGATATAATTCTTAAAGTTGTTTAGTTTGTTATCTTTTAAAAATGTTTGGTATGCTTTCTCTATTGTATCAACATTATAATTAGTTGTTTTTATTTCTTTTAGTTGTTCGTGTTTTAAAAATTTATATAAAACACAAGTGTAATTATTTTTTACACCAAACGTTCTTACTTCATATTTTGTCATGTTTCCTTTCTGTTATATCTGGGATATTATATTAAATACCCCAGATTGTCAATAGCTTAATTTAAAGGATTTGCTTTTAATTTTGCAAGTTCCTCTCTAGCCCTTTCTTCTATTTCATATTCTAATCGTTCAGCTATTTTTTCTGCTTTGGTTTTAACTCTCTTGTTTTTCATTCCTTTTATTCTATCAGCTAGATTTTTAGGATTGTAGATAGTTAAGCCAGTTGAGTTTGTTCTAATTATTTCTGCGTCAGTAATTGCAAGTCCAAGTTCAGTTGAAAGTTCAATTGCCTCGTCTAAATATTTATAACCTTTTAGACCAACTTTAATTTCTTTCATCTGGTCTAATACAGATTTAATCCACTTATGATGTGCCATAACAAATTGTCCTTTTTGTTTTTTCCAATCCATTAAAAACATATACTCTTGTTCAGTACAAGCGATAGACCTATCACGACAATATTCTCTACCAATTAAATCTAATTGATATTTTTCATTCCACTCTTTGCCATAACCAGTATCATCATTGCCAAGATATTTATTGTTGTTGTCCATATATTTTGTTTTATGTGGGTTATGATCTTTGCCCTCTTGTTCAACCAAAATATCTGGGTTGCAATTATCTTGTGCCTTTAGTTCATCACGAAATAAAGCATAGCCATAAGAATTATCTCTATTATAACTATTACTATTGGGATTATCAAACTCACCCTGTAATCTAAAATCAAAATGACTTTCAATGGTATCTTCTTTCATAACAACATTGTTGTCATAATCTCTATCTTCTTTCGTGCCTAAATAATGAAAATGGAAACAACTATCTTTTGCAATAGTTGAAACATTTTCAAACTTATTCTGTAAGTGATATGCCATTTTAACATCTTCTGGTGTATAATGTTTTCTAACTATTTTTTCTGCCATATTCCACGCATTGTCATTCAAGTCAATTTGTTCGCCTTTTAACTTGTCATAGTTTTGTTTTTCAACAGTATCTTCTTGTTCCAAGTGTACTCGCATACGATTTGCAATTTTATTTCTGTACTCTTGGTTTAATCTTATTCTACTCATAATGTCCTTTCTGTTATTTTTTTATTTTGCATTGATTTGAAATTAACACTTGACTTTGGGATTGTCAAGTATTATATGGGATATATATTTATTTATAAAAACTTAAATATAACATTTAAGCTAACTTGCAGTTGGCAGTACAAAAACGCAACTGCAAGTTGCAGAAAGAAAAAATTTATGAATTAGTTTAGTTTAGAGTCATTCTAAATTAATGGGTCAGCACATTTACCTGTTTGCAAACTTACGAGCTTGCAAGCGCTGATCCCTGAACCCTGGTATGTGCCAGATAATCTCACTAGTGGAGCCAGGGTTCAGGGATCAGATGACTAGAATTAAATAGTTTGAAATATGCCTGACAGAAATGTCAACTGATCCCTGATCCCTTAAGGTGTTTGTAATTTAACAGACTGTCGACCCAGTAGGGATCTGGGATCAGGGTTCAAGCTGGGCGCTGTGGGAATTGACCCACTATAGTTCAGGTCGCGATCACCGGGCGGTGATGGGAAAGTAGGGTTGCAAACCGAACTCCTCGCCTGTGCAGGCCAGCTTGACACTTGCTAATTCCAATCTGTTAGGAATGAACCAGGGCGCGACAGCGCCCTGGCCCTATTTTTTTTAGGGTGGGCCCGCCCTGAAGTGTCCAAGCTTCAAGCCCGCAAGCGCGCGCACGCAGATTATAATAAGGTTTCAAGCGGGTGGGCCCGCCCAGTATATATTAACCGCCATCCCCAACCACCGGCCAAGGATATAGGATAAAATGGGATATGTCAAGAACAATTTTGCCGCAGGGTAAAAATAAACACGTTGACAGGTCCAGGGCTCTGGGATATACTGGGATTTTAAAAAGGAGAAATATGAAAAAAGAAAAAACTGAAGAGCGTAAAAACAGGTTCAACGGTGAATCTGTTATGTTAACCAAAGAAGAGGCGCGCATCCATGATCAAATTTTTATTAATGAAGTGGCCGCGACTATCGAGGACAGGACCCTGGGCACTGGGGGATCTAAGCACTGGGAGAAAATGAGAAAAGGTCTGAACTACTTCAGACAGCACAACGCCAAAGCTTACATGGTGCTATTAGACTGATGTTAAAAAAAGAAGCAAAACAAATAACCGGCGGCCTGTCGAAGCCATCGAAGATGCCCGGACCAGCGTATAACCTACCAGCTGTGGCATGCATAACAGGCGCTAAGCTGGTCAAGATACCCGGCAGCGTGTGCGCTGGCTGTTATGCATTGAAGGGCCGCTACAGGTTCAGGAATGTGCAGGACGCGTTACAGCGTAGGTTGCAAGCTATCACCGGACCGCGCTGGGTCGAAGCAATGACAACACTGATCAAGCCTCACAAATTTTTTAGATGGCATGACAGCGGGGACCTGCAGTCACTGGAGCATTTACAAAATATTTTTAGAATATGCAGAGCGACACCGGAGACACAGCACTGGATGCCCACGCGCGAAGCGCAGATCCTGAAGCGTGTCAAGGTGAACGAAGTTCCACGTAATCTAATTATTAGAATGTCGTCCTTAATGGTGGACCAGGGCCCGGTGAGCTTCTGGCCATGGACCAGTACTGTGGTTCAGGACAACAAGAGCTGCCCGGCCCAGGAACAAGGGAACGAATGCAAAAGTTGTAGACAATGCTGGGATAGATCTGTTAGAAATGTAGCTTATCCAAAACACTAATGGTTTTTAGATCACCAAAATATTACGCAGAACTCAGGAAGTTTAGACGCGAACAGGAACGGAGGCTGCAAGCGCTCAAGCCTACAAGCTCTCAAGCTTCTGGGTCACAAGCTCCCAAGCTTGGGCCAAGGGCTCAAGCTGAAGTCCCAAGCGCACAAGCTCCAAGATCGAAGATCCAGGGTACAAGCGTACCTTCCCCTTATCCAGGGGACAATGAACAAGAATAAATGTATTCAAATTATGTTTCATGTGAAAGCTAATTTGATGGGGTGAAAAGATAACTCTATTACCTCTTGATACCTTTAACTCTACTGTAAAAAAGTTGCCAGAAGGAGCATACCCCAATAAATCAGGAGTGCCAAATAAAGCCTTATTTTCCAAGCGTGTCCAGATAATTTTATTTGTATTTCTTTTAAGCTCATTCCAAAATTTAGTTTCAGGTTTTACCAAGGTAACCTCCTACTAAAGTTTGCCTATGATCTTTCCCATGTTGTCGGCTGGTTCTTTTGTTTTTAATACCAATCTATGGGATTCTTTACTACCAATTATTTTATTTTCAAGAAGTTTTATACTATCGAGGTCAAGAAATTTTCCACTAGGTAATTCAATTTGAACTCGTGCACCTTGACATACCGGAGATATTAAAAACTTATCTAATACGTGTCTGAATGTCTTTCCATCTATTGTTCTGCTCATATTTCTAGGGTTGTAATATATCCCATATCTTATATATTGCAAGTATGAGTCAAGAAGTTGTCAAAAAGAAGGCGCATCCAGCGGATGTGTTGACTATAATGCAGCGAAGGTTTGTAGACTATCTGGTCTATAATCAGGGTAGAACTACTTTTACTGATGCAGCATTAGCGGCTGGTTATAGCCCCAATAGAGCTAGAATTGAAGGGTCCGAATTAATGGACAATCCCAAAGTTATTAAATACCTACGTTATAAAACTAACGAGGTGAACAGGTCTTATACTGTAACAAAAGGAAACTACGTTCTAAGACAACAGAAGCTATCCAAGAAATTAGAGGAAGCAGGTAAAGAAGAAAAATGTTTGGGCTTTGAGAATCTAATAGGTAAAGCAACAGGGCAATTCATTGAGACTCATCTGCATGGTAACTTAAGCGACCTATCTAAATCAGAAAAACTAGATGAAATTAAAAGATTAAAAGAACTTCAAGCAGAAAGAATAGAGGGCATATCCTCTACAAAACTTATTGAGAAATCATCAGACAAGTAGTCTTGTCATTTTAATAATACAACCCACAGGAAATATATTACGGTCAGAAAATGAAACGTCTTTTTCTTCATATGAAGCAAACGTCCAAACAAACTTGGAAGTTTTTTTGTAAATGTATGCATGTGTTATCATTTTGCTGCATTCGAATTTATCAAATTCTTCGGCTGATGCATGACCCGCATCTCCCGTTATGTCAACCCATTCAATCCGATAAAAATAGTAACGCTTCGAACCGATCTTAACATGTTTAAATTTGGATTTCTTATTTCTGGTCATCCCTATTGTATACTCCTAGATTTATAAAATAAAAATATATAATGTAAAAATCTAATTCTATACCCCTTAAATCGTTGGTATTGCTTGCTTTTTGATACATTTGTACCAATTGTACCTTTATTGTACCAAGCTCTCAGGTACAAAAATGAACGATTAAGTGTTGGTATATCTATCTTTTTTGAATTGTACCAATTGTACCTCACTTTTTTCGAAAAAAAAAAATAAAAAATTTTCATAAAAAAAGTGTATACAGAGGTACAATTTAAATTAATGGCTAATTTACTATATTTTTTCATCAGTTTTTGTACCTTGAGCTTGTTTTTGCTGTGGTACATTTTTGTAATATTGGTCTATCTTGCGCAAGAAATCGTGTTGGTGTCTTACAAAGTCACGTCCCGACACCTCAAACTTCTGAAACAGAAAATCTTTGGTACACATTAGAATAACCCCAGATTGAATCTTGGTTCCATAGACGTAGTTGTGGGCCATGCAATATGCCCCCAGCTGACAGAAATAATCAGTTATCCATTCGCGCTTCTTTGGCTTATTTGATTGTTTAAAATCTATTATGGCTGGTTGTCCTTCGTATATTCCTACAATGTCAGTAGCACCGGCATACAACCCTGGATAGTAGAGGGTGACCTCTTGGCCCCACACCTCTTCCAGGTCCCCGAGCCCTGATTCTATAATTCTTTTCGCCATAGTCTCGGCCTGTTCACCGAGAGGAGTAAGGTCCTTGTGCCCTGATCCGTCAATATACGCCTCTAGATACCTGTGCATGGCAGTCCCCCGAAGAGCTGCTACATCTCTAACTTTATCGGCTAAATTACCACCCATCCTGGCTCTCCAATCAGCGAGAGACTTCTTCTTCTCTTCCGACTGGGTCGCAGATAATATCGTCGTAACACTTGGTAACTTCTCTTGATCAATATCATAGTGTCTCTTACCATCAATCAATGATCGCATAGATTTAGGATAATTATACTTTTTATTAAACTTCATTAAATAATTCCTGCGGCACCTAATAAAATTAAAATTAACATGATAGGTATAATTATAGTAATCGGATACCAGTGTAAAATGTCTTTAATTATATTCTTAGTTTTTTTCTTCATTTAACACTCTTCTTCTGTTCCCAAATATTATTATTAAAAACTCTAATCAAACGACTGAGTTCTATATTATATTCCTTACCTTGTTTATTAGTAAACATAACTTTACAATCTTCACATGGTATCTTATTTCCTTTCCAAATTAATGTTACTTCATCTTTTTTCATCTATAATTAACCTCCCATTTAAATGATCCATTTCGTGCTGAACTACTCTTCCAGGTAAATAATAGAATGTTTTATGCTGTTCCTCGCCATGTTCACACATCCATTTTAAATTAACAGATATAGATCTACTTACTTTTACTTCTTCTGCAGGACACGATAAACAACCTTCTACATCTTTAGCTTTAATATTATTCTTAGCTGTAATGACAGGATTAATAAACACTTGAGGTTTATCTTTTTCATTAGAAGTATCCATTACAAACATACGCCTGTTATACCCTGCTTGATTAGCAGCGAGTCCTATACCATTAGCTTGGTACATTAAATTGATCATATTTTTTATAATAATTTTATTTTCATCACTTAATGGAAGTTCTACTTCTTCTGTAGGTCCTCTTAAAAATGTATCTGGGTGTTTAATTAGTTTCATTAATTCTAGAAGCCATTTCTATCCTCTATCTCCTTTAACAATTCTTCTCTTTCTTTTTTATTTAATTTAGATTGCTCATAAGATTCTTTTAATTCATCTTGTTCTTTCTTAAAAGGATCCTCTATTTTTTCTTTAAAAATTTGATTATAATTTTTTCTATACAAATCGTTGGAAACCCTTGATTTTCCGTCCCATTTTGGACCTTTAGATTTGTCAGCTGCCATGTAAATTCCAGTTAAATGCTCTTGTCATTCTGTAATTTTCTAAGTCAACTACTTTAGTATCCTCTATATCTGCTTGCTGATAGTGGTCCAGAATTTGTTTTACTTTTTCTAACTTTGTAATTGAGTATGGATAAATTAAACAACAAACATAATAAGCATCTCTAAAAACACAACGCCATCTATACTGCATTAAATACTTCGTGCCATCTTTACGTCTACCTTTACGAGGCTTCTTAGTAACCGTTCCACACTTAACCAATTGATGTACCCAGTTAATAACCATGGGATCAGTCATAGTAATCTCCATGTTAATGCGCCAGGAGTTTGAAATTCTATGGCCTTTACCTTTATGTTTCTTTTTCTTTTCTGATCCTTGCTTGTAATAGATTGAACCTTCCCCATCAAAGAGTCCTGCTAGATATGATATCTCACTTTCCTTCATTTTTTATTTTTTCCTCCATCTCTGTGTTAGTTATTAATTTTGCTTTATCTAAATCTTTTATTTGATTTAATTTAATACTTGAGGCTACATTGCCCGAGACAGATACTCTAGTCACATCTGAATAGAATGGAACTACATAATGTTTTAGCCATGCAGGAAATATAAACATGTCGCGATCTTTAGGTTTAACTGCTTGATATGTAATGGCATCTCTATCACCATCTCCATAAGTAAACATTAAACTTCCGGGACCACCTGACTGGCCTATATAATCTTCTTGTTCTTTTTTAATTTCTTCTGGAACTTTTAAAAAAATTACAAAGGATAAGTTATCTGAATGATCATGAGGAGGATTGTATTCATATCGTTTCATATAATTAACCCACAAAGATGTTAAAACATATTCTGGTCTTTGTTTATATTGTTCGTTCTTCCACCTTTCATAAGCAGCATCATATACACCTAAACATTGAGCCACTTCTGGTAAATATTTATGTATATCTTTATACTCATACTCTTCTTTAATAATTCCTGCTAGTTTATGTTGATAAGTTGTTTTACCAGCCCTAGCTTCGTCACCACCTTCTAAAAGTTTTTTATGAAATGTCTCAGAAATTTTAAGATGCATTACACATGGGCCCCAATTAAGGACACCATAGGTTACATCTTTATTTTGGTTTATCATTATTATTTCCCATCATTGTTCGTAAGTTATCGTTCTCTTCAGAAATTCTATCTATTTCTTTAGTTAAACTAGCAATTTGTACTTCTTGGTCCAGGATGGCTTCGCCTGCTTGCCTACATTTACTTTTCATAAACTCTACTTGTTTAGTAAGCATTTCAATTTGCTCCTCTAAATCAGCAGGACCTCGTTTATTAATTCTTTCTAGATCTTCTTTAATCATTACTTCCCTTCATTATTTTTAGTGCAGTACTCCAGGGATTCAAATCAAAATCCACTTTACTGCAACCTGTGGATACCATCAGAATCAACATACACATCATCACGCTGCTCCGCATCTATTTCTCCCTGTGAATCACAAACACCACATTGTGTATGTACTTCTTCTTTTGCTAATTGGTATGGTACTCTTACAAATCCATTGCCCTTACAATGAGGACAAATTACTTTTTTAGTCTTCTTTTTTGATTTTTCCATTTAACTTCCTCACTTTCTCATTTACTAAAATATTAATAGTTTGTGATCTGCTTAGTATGGTATTTGGAACTATCTTTTTTCTTAATACATCAATGGCGTCATATGTCTTATGTGATAATGACACATTTTTATATTTTGTTATATCAGTCATAGCTGTTATACTCCTTTCTTGTTTTTATCATATGGGATTTATCTCATTTATTACAATAGGTGTCAATGAAAATATTATTAACTTTAATAATCTGTAGCTATGTTCAAGGCTCTTGTTTGCAGCCTTACCAGTGGCCTGAACAATATGATAGTATGTATGATTGCATGCTGGCAGGTTATGAAAAGTCTCAAAAGAAAATGAAAGAGATTGGAAGAATGGAAGTTAATAAACATCAAATTTATATTAGGTTTACTTGTGTATCCGCCTCTAATACTTAATTTATTATTCATATTAACTCTTATAGTTTCCGTGCACGTACTCCTATAAGAGCAAAGGCTCTACACCTCCACGGTACTTGCCGCTTCATAGGTTGCCGTACAGAGGCTAGCGCGAGGCTTTACTTGGACGGAAGTCCTTTTCAAATCGGTTGCTTGTTTTAAGCAATCAACACACTCATCATAGTATCCATTGTTGAACAGCCATGCTGCGTGTATAGATAAAATTTTATTTTTCATTTTTTTATTTATAATACCAACCATTTTATTTACACATACATCCAATCCAGTTTCCACTGCCATCATTCATGATGTGTAAGTTTAGAGTATTTACATACCCTGTTAATTTTAATCTCAATATCTCACAAAGCTCAAAGCAATCTGTCTCAGCTGTCAAGACGATTCCCTCCATCATTTTCTTCGTGACTGGAAGTAGTTGATACAGTTCTTCGTTCCAAATTATCAGCTCCATTTGCAAACTCCTTTACTAATTTATACCAAAGTTCTTTATACTTTGGGTTTTTTGTTTTCTCCCAAAGGTTAGCTAGTTCGTCTAGTTTCTTTGTCATCTCCTGTCTTTCTACCAAAAGCAATTATTTTCTTGATCCCTGGTGCCTGTAACTCTAACTTTGCATATGGTCTCCAGGCTTCTTTAATTAAGTTTAACTCAATTAATAAATTAGTCCACTGTTTGGTACTAATGTTTTTGCTTGTTATTGTTAGTTTTCTTAAACTCATAAAATCCTCCTCTCCGATGAAGTAAGGATAATGTATCTACAACCTTCTCTATTTTTTCGTATAACCCACTTCGGTATTCTTCAGGTGTGGTAATCTTAAGAGCAAGTAGTTTATCAAGTTTATCTTTTGTTTCTTGAAAAGCCTTATCATTTCTTTCAATCAATTTATCTATCATATTTTTTTACCATTAAGTATGTCATGTGTGACAGGTCTCCCTTTCTTATTAGTGTAATGTAAAAATCCAGTCCATTTAGGATTAGTACTTACTAAAGATTTTAATATCTTTTTATAAGACATACCTTCTTTTTCTTCTTCTGGTTTATCTTTTTCAGTAATTTTAAATTTAT